CTTTGAAAATATTGGGTGCACACAAATAGGCATTATTCTCAACGCTGATGAATATGGTCATTATGGAGTGAAAAGAGAATTTGCATTTTTGTTAAGAGATCAAACAATTTTGAAAAATGATAAAGATTTCAGGGATTATTTTCTTTCTGAGGTAAAATATTATGAAAATATGGGTTATGCTAGTAAAATTGATCATATTCTTAGAGAAATAAGGGAGTTTGATCATGAAGATTTCATTAAAAAGAAAATTGAGTCAAGAACTTGGATGCAGTGTGCTAAGGATCTTGCCAAGGAGGTTGAAAATCTCAGGATTGACGACAAGTGGAAACTTTTTTTCCCCGTTTTTATAATTAGTGTGGTAGTTATTGTCATTTTATTTTTAATTTATATGAGCAATAAGGAGGAAAAGAGTTTTAATAGCAAAGTTTGTGACAAAGAAGAGGTGATTAATTTGTTATGTCATAAAGAGCAGATTTGTAGTGAAACTTTGTATATATCTCAGGGTGTTAATTCTACAAAGCAAGATTTTGATAGAAGTATGTTGAATAAGACATTGCCTAATGGAGATCAATCTACCGCAGAAGTTTTGAGCAGGGTAGCAGAGAATAATTTATTGATTTGTGAGTTTAGAGCTAAAGATGGATCTTTTAAATTCATGGGCAATGCATTAGCTTTAAGAGGAAGGACTATAATGATATGCTCTCATTATATTATTTATAAAAAAGATTTCTATATTAGTCAATGTGGGAAAGATAGAATCAAGATCGATTTGGAGAAATGTAAAACACTTAAGAAAGAATTAATATATTCAGATGATATAATTATTCTGGAATTGCCAGACACTTTTCCTTTTTCTTTTAAAAATATATCTTCTTTTTTGGCAGAGGAAGTTTCAGTGGAACCGTTACCATCAGTGACAATGTTGAGTCTATGGGGTAATCGTGAAAAACATTTGATAGTTTTGAATAATATAAATAATACGGAAGTGAGTTGTAATGAATTGCGTTATTATCATGATGAAGATAATAAGGAGAACAGTTTTAGAATTAAGAAGGTGATTAAATATAGTGTGAGGTCTACTAGAGGGATGTGTGGATCTTTGATTTTTGGTACAAATTCCAAAAATTACAACAAGATAATAGGTATGCACGTCGCGGGAGTAAATGGTAGTATGGGAGCAGCAGCTGTGATTGAACAGAGAGATATTATTTCTTTTCAAAGTCAAGGGGCAGTGGAAGAATCTAAATTTATAATCAGCGAGGGTCCTAAGATACCTCTAGTTTATAAATCACCAATAGTGAAATCTATATTTTATAATACTATTAAAAAACATAGGGAAAATCACCCCTACAAGTGGAAGGAGAAAGTGGTTAAAGATGGTGAGTTGATTGAGGAAGATCGTTCATTAGATATTTATCCCACTAAATTTCCAGCACCAGTCAGGCCTAAGATGATTGACGGCAAAAATGTACATCCATTAGACGTGAGATTTGGGAAATTTAGAGTAAATAAAGAGTATGACTTTGATGAAGTAGCTATTCAATGCGTAAGAAATGATATGTTATTTCATAAGAAATGTGGGATATATGATGTGAGTTACCAGAAAGGTTTTTTCGGAGATGGTAGAGTCATGAAACCATTAGATAGACAAACTTCTACAGGTTTCTTCGGTTTGTTACAACAAGAGGAGAAGAAGAGGAAAAGACAGTATTGGTTACCATATATGGACGATCAAGGAGATATTCATTATTCACCTGGAACTAAGGAGTTGATAGTTAAGTTGGATGATATGTACCATCATCTAACTGAGAACGAAATGGAAATTGTTTTTGTTGTTCACCCTAAAGCCGATGAATGTTTGCCTGAACAGAAAATAATAGATAACAATGCTAGAGGCATATATGCAGGTCCTTTGGACGTGTTAGTGTTGTGTAGAGCTTTATTTTATGATTTACAGGCGTGGGTTATAAACAATAAAATAGAGAACGATTACGCCATAGGTTTGAATCCCTATGGCAGGGATTGGTCCAATTTAGTTCAGAAACTTAAAACTATACCAAAAAGTGCGCAAGGATTAGTTTATATGGATATAGACGTGAAGACTCAAGAGATTGTTATGTATCAGAAAAGATTTAAGGAGGAGATGTTTTCAATTGTAATGTCTTTTTACTCGAAATGTGATCCGAAAGACAATACTGTTAGATTGAATATGCTGAAATCGATTTTTAATAACAATAAATTGCTTTATGATGGATTGTATTATGGGGGTATGGATTTGAATCCATCCGGTCATCCGTTGACGGCACTTATAAATTCTTTAGCTACAATATGGTGGCATAGATATATCTATTATTCAATTCAACATAGACATAAGGGAAATAGTTTCACATATTGGACTTCACGGTTCAATGATTATGTGAATTTAGTCGCTATGGGAGATGATATGATATGCGGGGTTGATAAGAGCATAATAGGGCATTATAGGCCTTCATCCATTAAGAAAGAGTTCATCAAATATGGCATAGAGATAACGCCTGCTGAAAAAGATTCAGATTTACTATATAAAAATAAATTGGAAGATTGCACATTCTTAAAACGGTATTTCGCTGTTTGTAGTATGGATAAGAAACCAGTGGGACTTTTGATTAGAGAATCTATTTTTAACAGCTTATTTTGGTGTAAGAGCAGAGAGCATTTGATTAGCTCATCAGGTCAGAATGTTTCAGGATTGTTATTTGAAGCTTCGTTATATGGGAGAGAGTTTCATAAATACATATATGATATAGTTGAAGTTAGGGAGTCAGGCGTGTACAATTCAAACAATAAACTTGATTTGGATCAATACAAATTGAGTTATGGAGAATGTATTGGATATCGACAGTATCATATGTCTGGTGAAAAAGCTCATAGACATGTCATAAATCCTGACAAATATACCTATTTCTGATTATGTTTTAGAAAACCCCGTCTTGAGATGACGTTAAAAACACTCCGTTAGTCTAGGTGAACACGATAGATACTAGTATTAAGTCAATGATAGACTTTTAAAAATCACGTTAATGAGATTGAACACGTTAGAAGATCTCAAGAATGAAGATGTTTACAACTATTAATGAGAAAATCAGAGCGGCGTCATCAACCACGTCTGGCTCGACTACAGCAGAGCAAGCTGAAACTATGCTAAATTATGAAGAAGAAACCCGTGCTATAGATCAACATCTATTGTATGGGGACGAACAAAAAATAATGGAACCTATGGAGTTGCCTTCCATGATAGAATCTAAAGGTATAGGAGGTCACACCTTCCCGTTGCCCAAGGTTTTGGAGAGACCAGTTAAGATAAAAGAGGTAGAATGGTCATCAACACAACCTGATGATTCTTTGTTTGATTTAATTTCACCTTTAGATGAATTGTTGACGAATCCGTATATAAGAGAGAAGATTAGTAACCATAAGTATATAAAATGTGGTATGGAAATCTATATTAAACTGAATCCACAACCATTTCATCAAGGTGCTTTAATGGCAGCTTTGGTTCCACCGAATATGGTGACTAATATTACAAGTATAAAAAGCTTGTCGTATTTACCTCATGTTCTCATTAATATTTCTGTGATGAATAATGCTTTAATTAGAGTAGGATTCATAAGTGACCTTGAAGCGTATCATACCGGCGGAATTGGCGAGACTGTCATGCTTCAATTAATGGTAGCGTCAGCGTTAGGAGGAGCTACTGTACCTTATTCATTGAGGGTTGAAATTTATGGTATGTTGAAGAATCCTGTATTGACAGTTCCTATGGCTCAATCAGGAGATTCAGATTTAGCTGAAAATGCTAAAACAGGATTGGTCACTAAAATTTCTGGTGCTGTTGCTGATGGTTTGGAGTTAGCTTCCACTGCATTACAACAAATACCAGTTGTAGGAACTTTTGTTCCTCCTCTAACTTGGGTGGCGAGGGCATTTAATAAGGTTTCTTCGTATTATGGTTGGTCTAAACCAATCAATGTCGAAGTTGCCAAGAATGTCTCACCTGCCGTAGCCTGGAGGATGTGCAACGGAGAAGGAGTTGATAATTCCGTTGCTTTAGCCATTTCACCAGACAATGGAGTTGATTCGGCGAAAAATTCAGTTTTTTCCCCTGATGAGATGGATTTTTCATACCTTTTGGAAAGAAAACATATAGCTGCTCGATCTACTTTTCGGGTTAATAGTGGTCCTATTTTTCTATTTTCTAATTCGGGCGGTAATTTTAATCCGTCCGATATGGTGCTATTTAGTTTCAATTATGCTAGATATACTACTAAATATGAGCTAGTTTTTGTGAAGACTAGATTTCATACAGGTAGATTCCTAATACAATATTATCCAACATCGATAAATAGTTTAACAGATTTGGAGATGGAAAATAATATGACAAAGGTTTATACCAAAGTAGTTGATATAGCAGAGGTTGATAGGGTATTTTTTACAGTGCCTTATATGGAGAATGTACCTTTTAAGAATTCAGTTAAGTCTATGGGCACTGTGGCTATAGGTCAGTTGACCCCATTAGATTATCCGGACACGGTCGCAGACTTTGTTCAAGTTATAGTCTATCGCAGTTATACTGACGTTCAAGTTGCAGCACCCATGTATTGTGCGCAGGGTTGTTGTGACAACACTGAGCCTACTATTGCAGATTCTTTAATTCCAGCTAACCGTCATGATTTTTCACAGGAAATAAATGGTGAGAAAGTGAATAACTTGAGAGTATTAGCTAAAAGATTCACAATAGATACATACATTACACCTAACACAGTTTTTCCATATACTTTTGACAAACTGGAGGAGAGTTTATTTGCAACAATTAATAGACACTATGCTTATCGTAGTGGTTCTATTCGTTGTAAAATAATTTTCCCTGCTAAATATAACTTATTTGTTGAGTTATTACATAAAGGGGATACTACAAATCAAATGAGATTAT